GAAGAATTAGCAGATGCTATTACATTATCAGTTACAAATGCTGTAATATTCTCTCCTGATTTTACAGGTACATTTAACACTGATGAAATCATCACACAAACAAGAACTGTTGGTGGACAACAGGTTACTGCTCGTGGTCGAGTTGTTTCCTGGAACAGTGTTACTAAAGTTCTAAAGTATTTCCAAAACAGGGTTGATGGTATCTTCCCTGAAATTACAGGTAACAAAGTGGAATTCTCTGGTGGTAACACCATTGTAGGTTCTGGATCTGGTACATCCGTTGACCCAGACATTAACTTCCCTGTGGTACCTGGTGAAGCAACTCGTGTTATTAATAACACTGAGTACGATCTCGGTATGTCATTCACCTCTGGTTACGCCAAACCTGAAGTGAAAAAGGACTCTGGAAAAGTCATCTACATAGACAATAGGAGAGCAATCTCCCGTGCTGGCGACCAAATTGAAGACATCAAGATCGTAGTAGAGTTCTAAAACAATGCCACAGAATACCAATCTGAATATATCTCCTTATTTTGATGATTTCAATAAGGAAAATAACTTCTATAAGGTTCTCTATAGACCTGGATATCCTATCCAAGCTAGGGAACTTACTACGATGCAATCCCTTCTGCAGAATCAGCTGGAGTCGATGGGATCTCATATGTTCAAGGATGGCGCAATGGTCATTCCTGGTCAGGTTGGTTATGACTTAGACGCTAAGGCAGTTCTACTACAAGGTAATTTCTTAGGTACAAGTGTTGAATTATATCGTGAACAATTAGATGGACGTATTGTAACTGGTCTAACTACAGGAATTAAAGCGAAAGTTATATCTTCTATATCAGCTACTACATCAGATCGTGGTTATATTACACTATATCTTAAGTACATTACTTCTGGTGGTGACGATAGTGATACCAATACATTCGTAAACAATGAACAGTTAGTTTGCGATGCAGAATTAACGTTTGGTAGTACACTGATTGAGATCGGAACTCCATTTGCACAGTTACTTCCTACAGAAGCAACAGCAATTGGTTCTACTGCTACAGTAGCTAATGGTGTTTATTTCATCCGTGGTTACTTTGTTGATATTGCAGAACAGACAATCATACTTGATCAGTATACAAACAATCCATCTTATAGAATTGGTTTAGAAGTATTTGAATCTATTGTAACTCCTGAAGATGATCCGAGTCTGAATGATAATGCTACTGGTACCTCTAACTACTCTGCTCCAGGTGGACACCGTTTCAGAGTACGTGCTACATTAACTAAGAAGGTAATCGATGATGATACTGATAAGAACTTCTTAGAATTGTTGCGTATTAACAATGCAACTATAGAAAGTTTCGTAGACAGAACTGCATATAATGAATTTGCTAAAGAATTAGCACGTCGTACTTTTGATGAGTCAGGTGACTATACTGTTAGAGATTTTGATGTCCGTATAAGAGAGCATCAGAATGATGGTATAAATGGTGGTGTATATCTTCCAGGAGAGAAATCTAAAGAGGGTACCACATCTAGTTCTGCTTACTATGCACTAGAAGCAAGTCCAGGTAAAGCATATGTAAGAGGATATGAAGTTGAAACATTAACTCCTACCTTCCTAGATTTACCAAAACCAAGAGATACTAAAGCACTTCAGAACTCTATAGTACCGTTTGAACTCGGTAACTATCTGTTGATGAACAATATTAAAGGTAATCCTATTATCAATGGTGATAGTATTACTGCTAACTATCAGGTACTTGAGTTCCGTGATGTTGCACCTAATGGATTAAATGCTACAGGGCAGGTCATTGGATATGCTCGTACTGCTGCATTTGAATATCATAGTGGTACTAACGTAACTGCATCAGATTGTGTTTATAAGACATATCTATTTGATATTCAACCATTAACAGCATTCCATTTAAATCAGAATGCCACAATGAGTCAGGGTGCTGTCATTCGTGGAAGAACATCAAAAGCAAAAGCATTTGTTGTTAATGATGTTGTTAACAGTGATATCTTTATGGTGTACCAGGTCTATGGTACATTCCGTGATACTGAAATAATTGAGAGAGATGGTGTTGAAGTAGGTTCATTAACTAATCATTTCCAGTTCCAGATTACTGACGCTAAAGGTGTAACAGGTAGAGATCCTGATACTAACTCACTTATATTTGCTGGAGACTTAGTACTTGATGATGTAAGAGTTATTTCAGGTACAACTTTCAATCTTACTGGTGGTACTCTTACTGGTACCAAGTCAAACTTCACTATTGACCTACGTCCTGGTGATGTTCTAACACCTGACGGTACAAATACAGTTACTATAAACCGTATTGTTACCAATAGTGGTAGTATCCAGGGTGAGATTACTAATGCTCTAACAGCAACTGGTACTGCTTCTGGTGTCAGTGATGGAGATTATCCTGCGTTTATTAGAACAAGAGCACAGATATATGACAAGGCAACAGCAGATATGCTGATTGAAATGCCTAAGGAATCTATTAAGTCTATTGCTGACGAATCAGCAATCATTGCACGTACCTTTGATGATATAACTGTTACTGGTGCTAGTGACTTTACGATCTCACTACCAGCAGATGAACAGTTCCTTTCATATGATAAGGATCATTATAGTTTAACAGTTCTTGGAGGATCTACTGCTACAGGTACAATAATTGATATTGAACCTAACCTAACATTTAACACTACTGGTACACCTAGAACTTCCTTAACGGTTACAGGTTTGACAGGTATTACTTCTTGTCGTTTACATACATCTGTTTCCAAGAACCAGGCAGAGAAGAAGTTAAAGAATGCTACTGAGATGGAAGTAATGAAGGTTGAGAGAACCGCTATTTCTTCTGACGCTCAGAAATATGGTCTAACATACGGTTCACTTTATGGTACCCGTATTGAAGACGAAGAAATTTCATTGGGAGCTACTGATGTCTACAAAGTACACGCCGTCTACGAGTCACTCGATGATAATGCTGCACAGATTCCTAATGCAACATTCCAGGACGCAACAATCTTTAAAAAAGGAACTATCATTGAGGGACTTACATCCAAGGCAAAAGCTCGTGTTATCAACTTTAACCCTGTTTCGTATGTCTGTCATTACGTATATGAGAACGATCAGTTCTTCTTATTAGGTGAGAGTGTACGTGGTTTTGATGCTAACGATGCTTCATTAACTGGTATTGTTAATGATGCTGAAGGATCTATTAATAATGGTAGTAAGAATATTACTCCATCATTCTTCCTTGATGCTAACCAGCAAGGTCACTATTATGATATTGGTAAACTAATTAGATATGCATCATCAACCAAACCTCTAAGGAAGTTGATGATTGTATTTGATAGATTCGTTCACGAAACAACTGGTGACTACTTTGCTTCCGAATCTTATATTGGTATTGATTACGATAAGATTCCAGCATTCACACAGGATGGTGAGACTAAGCAATTAAGAGATGTTCTTGACTTTAGACCTGCTGTAACACCTGTACTATCTGGTTCAGGTACCGTAACAGCACCTTACTTTGTTAACTGTGCATCATTAGACTTTAAAGATAGAGGATTTGCATCAGGTGGTGTTGCAAATAACGCTACTATTATTGACATTCCTAAGCCAGAGTCTGACTTCCGTTGTGACTATGACTTCTATCTTGGACGTACAGATAAGTTATTCTTAACTGATCAACAAGCATTTAAGATTGTTAAAGGTATATCTGGTGAGGCTGGTGAACTTCCAGCAAATATTGATAATGCTATGTTACTAGCAACTATGGTTCACAAACCATATGGATATGGTCCTGAAGACGTTGCTATTTCTAGAGAGAACAATAGACGATTCACGATGCGTGATATCGGTGCTATTGAAAAACGTGTTGACCAGTTAGAGTTCTATACCTCACTGTCAATGCTTGAATTAGAAACATCATCATTACCTATTAAGGATGCTGATGGTTTCGATAAGTTTAAGAATGGTTTCTTAGTTGACAACTTTACTTCTTTCGACTCTACAGCAAAGACACACGAAGATTTCTCTGCTGCATTAGACTTTAAGGAAGGTACACTACGTCCTTCTCATTATACTACTAACGTATCTTTACAATATAATGCTGCTGGTTCTTCTAATGTAACCTTAACTGAAACAGGTACAATAATACTTCCATATACTGAAACTGTCTTTATTAAGCAGCCTTATGCATCACGTGTTGAGAATGTAAACCCATTTAACGTGTTTGCCTATATTGGTAGACTTGATTTATATCCATCATCAGATGACTGGATTGATACAAGACGTGCAGGAGATCGTGTTGTTAATATAGAAGGTGACTTCAACGCACAGATTCAACGTCTTGGTGGAGATGTTAACACAGGTCTTGTTCCTACACAGTGGAACTCTTGGAGGACACAGTGGTCTGCTTCTACATCTTCAACTAGTTCTCAGTTCTTTAGAGGACCAGGAATTAGATGGATTCATACTACAACTACAAGAACTACTAGTTCACAAGTACGTTCTGGTTTAAGGACTCGTGTTACACCACGTATTGATAGACAGTCCTTAGGTGACAGAACTATTGAAAGAACAGTGGTACCGTTTGTACGTTCAAGAAATATTGCATTTAAGATTCAGCGTTTGAAGCCTAATACTAGGTTCTATGCATTCATCGATAATGTAAACATTAACTTCTATACAACTCCTAAGTTGATTGAAGTTATTAAGAATACAACTGAGGATATTAGAACGAATGATACTCCTTATGTTGTTGGAGAGACAGTTGTTGGACAGACATCTGGATGTAGATTGAAGTTAATCAGTCCTGAATCAGGATTTGATGATGGTAAATCACCATACGATAGTACTGATCTACCAACATCTTATGCATCTACTACACCATTACTCAACATTGATATACAAACAATGTCTGAGACAGTTGCTGGTGCATATTATGGTAACCCATTAGAAGGTGAGATCCTAGTTGGTTCTACTTCTGGTGCTCGTTCTGTTGTTAAACCTAAGCGTTTAATTTCAGATACTAATGGTAACCTTGATGGTATTATTTGGATTCCTAATCCTGCTGTATCTACCAACCCAAGATTTGCAACTGGTACTCGTGTTGTACGTGTTACTACTTCTCCTACTGACTCTAGGGTACCTGGTGAAGTTGATTCTGCTGCACAACACAATTATGTTGCATCTGGAGTTATCGAAACCAAGCAACAGACCATCCTTGCAGTTAGAAATGCAGATATTGTAAGAGATACAGTAACTCAAGATAGAGTTGTTAACGCTACAACAACCAGTGTTAGAGACACAGGTTGGTATGACCCTCTTGCTCAATCCTTCTTGGTTGAATCTAAGGGTGGTGCATTCTTAACATCAGTAGACCTTTACTTTAGAACAAGAGATGAAAGAATTCCTGTCTCGGTACAGGTTAGGGAAATGGCTAATGGTTATCCTACCACTAAAGTTCTTGCTTTCTCTGACGTTACTCTACTTCCTAGCCAAATAAATCTATCGGAAAATGGTACAATTCCTACGAAGTTTACCTTCCCTTCTCCAGTCTATACTACAGAGAATCGTGATTATTGCGTTGTTGTTCTATCTGACTCCAACGAGTATAAGCTTTGGATCTCTCGAATGGGTGAAGACGATGTAACCAGTGATAGAACCATTTCAGAACAGCCTTATGCTGGTGTACTATTCAAGTCACAGAACGCATCTACTTGGACTGCTGACCAGTACGAAGACCTTAAGTTTATATTATATAAAGCGGAGTTTACACCAAACCAGACTGGTACAGCGTGGTTCAATAATGCTGAACTAGCAATTGGTAACGGTGGTATTGCTCCATTAAGACTCAATCCAGTTGAGACTACTAAACCAGAAGTTAAGATTATCCTTGATAATCACTTAGCTAACTTCACTATCGGTGCTGAACTTACACAGACTGATACTTCACCTGCACCATCTGCTATTGTCAGAGAGGTTGTACAGGGTGTATCTGGTTCATCTAATGCATACTTGATTCTTGATGATCTAGTCGGAGCATTCCGTCAAGGTGTTGCATCAGGTTCAACATACATTTATCGTTTGGTATCTTCTAGATCAACTGCTGAGATTACGTTAACTGGTGTATCTGGTACATTCCAGTTAGCTGAACAAATTACTAATGGATCTGGTGCATCTGGTACCGTTACTGCTTGGGATGCTGGTACCTCTAAGGTAACTATCAAGTCTGTAACTGGTACGTTCGCTGACGCAGATCCAATCACACAAGTTGTAGATTCAGTAACCGTTGCATCGGGTACCATCGCTTCCAGTGGTGTTGTTGCTGGTGGCGATGATATTAATAGATATCCTTCTGCTCCGATTTCTTACTACAATAAGGCAACAGAAATTACAGTACGTCACGCAAACCATTGTATGCACGACACTTCCAACTCTGTTAAGTTAGAAGGTGTTATTTCTGAAGTCTCACCAACAATTATTGACTCTGCATATCATACCAATGGTATTACTGCCACGGATGGTGTGTCTAGTACATTCTCTCTTCACGTTGCTGATGCAGCTGCTTTCCATACCATTATTAATGGTGAAGTAATTGGATCATCAAACAAAGGTTTCATTGTTATTAGGGATCCTGAGATTCCAACACAGCATTGGGAAATCTGTGAGTACAGTGCTATCTCTGCTGACGGTAAGATTATAACTCTACCTTCAGGTTCAAGAGGACTAGGTGGTACCGCTGCTTTAGCACATAGTTCATCTAGTATTATTGAATGTTATAACTTAGATGGTATTCCATTAACGGAGATTAACAAATTGCATACTGCAATTGGATCTCCAACTATAGATTCCTATAAATTAGCTGTGACATCTGTATCTACATCTGGTATTGTATCTGGTGGTGGTAATGTAACTGCTACACAGAACGTACAGATCGATCAGGTCTATCCACAA